GCCAGTGTTAGTTGCCGCTGACCAGTTGCCACACATGATCTGCTGCTCAAGAGACTTATCTATCTTGCTCCAAATCCATTCGATACCACGTTGAATGAACTGAGGAAGCGTTAACTCTGCCTTAATCGTTATGCTGGCGCTGGCGATTTTGGTGTCACCATCTTCTTCGCGGTCAGTAATACCGAAGGAGATGGTTTCTGCAAAGCGGCTGTCTGCAGGAGAGTAATAACTGAAAACATCGAAAGGACATTCACAGGCGTGGAATCCAGAACCGCAAGCCTCTACTTTTCCCTCGTGATGGAAGGTCTTGCCAATTTCAAACTGAAAGTCACGGCACTTAAGGTCTTTGTTAAATCCCTTGAATGTCACAATTTCTTTGGTCATGTTGTTATTCCTTAAATTTTGGCAATAAAAAAGGCCGCATTGCGACCTGATTAGATGAGAGGCTTGCTGCCTGAATAATTATCTAGCGGTAACTTGTCTACATTTACGATGACCTGCTGCGTAAAGTGCTACGTCTGGAAGACACACGCCAGTTTCTGGTGGCTTATGTCCGAACTCATTTGCGTATACAATGGCTGCCCGCTCCAGATGGCGTCTGTACTCTTCCAGTTGCCAGAATGCATCTTTCGCCATGAACTGAAGTGATTTTGCGTCTTCAATACGTTTGGGCGTTTCGTGTTTTCCTTTGGCCTGAATCTGTACACGGCTAAGGGTGGGGCGGTGCAATACTTCTGAACTGGCTGTAGTCTCATTCTGAAGCGCAGCGCGACGTTCTCGGCGACGACCTGCTGCTGAGCCATTGAAAGCTGTTCTGCGTGTCATAGTGACCTCCTGATGAACTTTGGTGGTGAATACAGCCGGGCGACTAACTCCGGTCGCGTACTCATTGCCAAGCGCCTCCGCCGAGAAGGTTAGCTTCTGCATTCACCCCAAAGCTCACTTTGGTCGTTCCGGCTTTTCAGCCGCGTAGATTCATCACTGAATCGTTGTATTTTCACCGTCCTGGTGAGTAGTGCGTCCTGTTGATGGAGTTAGTATACGTATAGTAAACATCAATGCAAATACATTCTGTATCCTATTCGCGGTTTTGTTTACAATATGTTGATTTATAAAGTGATTTATTTTTATAAATCCTCTATGTCATACTGTTCTGAACAAAAAATGAGCGAGGGAGCAGTGTGAAAAGTGAGGAAGAGTTCTTTGCGGAGCTTCACCCGCAGGTGGTGGAGGTTCTCGGTACTGCACTGATGCAGGTACTGGTAGAGCAGCGCGAACCTTCGCGTGAAGCTTTGATAGAAATGATTCAGGTACTGTGGCAGGAAGAGGATGTAGATTTGGCCGTAGAACTGGCTATTGATGTTCTGACGCTGCCGAAAGAGTAGGTATCTTTGTGGTTACAAGGTGGCGGGCAAATGGATGAAATAGCGATGCGTTGTCTTAGTTATCAATTAGTTACGTTGGCGGGCGAATGGTTGACGTAGGGATCGGCAAGAAAAGGAAACCCGGCGCAGGGCCGGGTTGGTTGATTTATAGTTTAACCACCATTTTATCAATGGCCTCTAGGCAAGATTGTTTATATGGGGCATTAACTTTTACCCTCCTGTTCATAACTCGTACACTGCCTGTTGGGAGGATCGAAAATGGACACCCTTTAGCAAATGCAACAACACCAGTTGTCTGAAAATCTTTAATATTTACCACTCCCTCTTCAACATTTTCGAAGTCGAAAATTTCTGGGTTGCTCAGTAATAGTTGCTGAATATCATTATCGATTGATTTCAGAACTGCGGCATAGGCTGATGCAGGCCCCATATACTGTGTAAGACGGTTTTTTGCGATCATATGCACTTTTGGTAGTGGTCTACTTACCATAGTAAGTTTGTTTGCAAATGCGTAGGAGGCATAGATGTCAGATGGCAATTTTAACCCATAAATCAAAGAGAAAGCGTTTTGAATGGCACGACGAGAGGAATCATCAGCCATAACTGGCAAGATGAGCTTTTCTACAGCAGCTAATGCTATTTGAGTATAAATTGAAAAACTAGGATTACAGTCAATAAACAAAACATCGTACTCATCATTTAGATCTTTAATCAGATCATTAATCCAATCAATGATGCTTACCCATGCATTTGTTCCAGGAATCTGCTGATTAGCAAGAGTGTTGATAGCGTTTGCTTGAAGCTCAAGAAGCGGGTCTCCGCATATCAGTGATATATTGGCTGGAATATGTTCGTTGAATTTTTTTGGGTGCGTCAAATAATCGTGGGTATCAAAAATAGGTTTTTGATAAGGCGTCGGTAGGCGCATTTGGAAGTAACCACCCAAAGTGCATCTATTATTTATATCATGCCTGGTCAATAAGTTTATGCTTCCATTACCGATTAATCCCCCAAGGAAAAGCTCTGACAAGTTTGCCTGTGGGCACACATCAATAACCAACACGCGCTCAAGCGGGTGAATTTCTGCATATCTGCAAATGGCTTGAAATGACAGGCTTGTTTTCCCTGTTCCTCCCTTGTTGTTCCATATAGCATATTTCTTCATCATAAACTCCTGGTTATCGATGTCACCAATGGTTAATGCTTTACCGTTGGTAAGTTAGTTAACCAAGAGTGACATGGTAAACCAAATAGATCAAGTCTTTTGGTAAACTGTTAACCATTGGTGACATCGATAACCGAAAAAAAGGCCGCATTTCTGCGACCTATTTCACACAATCACTATCACCCAAACATCCCTTCAGTACATCATCACCCGAATATCTCATCAGGCCACTGGCTGGCTACAACCTTACCTACAACCCTGCATTGTTCGTTACACGGCATTATTGGGAACTGAGGGTTTAGCGGTTGTAGGAATACTTGTCCACTGTCTTTGATGAGCTTCTTAAAAGTGAACTCATCACCACATAACCTTGCAATGCAAAAATCACCTGGGTCTACAGGATCTTCTGGGTCTACAAGAATCAGCATTCCTTCAGGAAAGCTTGGTCGTGATCCCGCTGGAGCCGTCATTGAGTGACCTTCAACTTCAAGCCAGAAAGCTGCCTCACTGGCCTTTTTGGTTGTACTTACCCATTCCTCAGCATCTAGTTGAGTGAAGGTTCGAAATTCTGGTTTAAACATTCCAGCCTGAACATGAGAGAAGAATGGGTATTCAAATTGAGGTTTAACAGGCTTTTGTTCTGTTGACTCGCCAACGCTAAAGGTTCCGTCAGCGTTGAACCTCGCGTCTGTAACGCCAAGATATTGAAATATAGCTCCAATTTCTTGTATTGATGGGTTCCTTCTCCCGTTAAGCCAATGACTAACAGCACCTTTGGTTACACCAAGGTGTTCAGCAACTTTATCCTGACTCAATCCAAGCTGATCAATCCTTTGCTTCGCTATGTCATACCAGTTCATTTTCATCCTTAAATTATACAATTTGTATCAAACAAGAACAGTCACAACTCGTAAACTATGTATTGCGATATTGAATACGATGTGTATACTCCTTGGTAAGGAGGAGCTTATGAATAATATTCGCAATTTTCGCGAGCGCTTCGGTTTAACGCAGGAAGATCTTGCGAAAGTACTCGGTTGTACGCGTGGTGCAGTTTGTCATTACGAGACAGGAAGAAGGGGAATGGATATCAATCTTTGTCGCGCTTTTATCAATGCGTTCAAAGAATACGGTTATGAACTAACCATAGACGATCTTTTTCCACCAAAGGCTGCGTAAGCAACACCACTCACAACGGACATTCGTCCTACGTCGCTGAAAAGCGAACTCCAGATAACAAATCAACCACAGGTTTATGCGCCAGTGCGCATAGCCACAACTCACTATTAACTACAGGAATGTTCACATATGGAACTCACAAGCACTCGCAAGAAAGCCAACGCAATTACCAGCAGCATCCTTAACCGGATAGCTATTCGTGGTCAGCGCAAAGTCGCTGATGCGCTAGGCATTAACGAATCTCAAATTTCACGATGGAAAGGCGATTTCATTCCAAAGATGGGGATGTTATTGGCGGTACTGGAGTGGGGTGTCGAGGATGAGGAGTTGGCAGAACTGGCAAAGAAAGTTGCGCATCTGCTGACAAAAGAAAAAGCCCCGAAGAACGGCGAATTCTTCGAGGCATGATGTAGAAAGACTGGATCAATCCACAGGAGTAATTATGCCAAAACAACTCAGTCCTGACCAGGACAAATTACACAAAAACATACTACGTGATCGGTTCTTATCCAGCTTCAAACAGCCTGGTCGATTTCGGGATCAATTGGAGAAAGTGAAGCTAATA